GTCCCCGCAAAGGGACCACTAAGCCGTCGGTTGGTACCGACGAGAGCACATCCGAGCGCAAGTTTGGGTTAGTGTTTCCACAACGCACCTGTGAGGGTGGTCAGGAAACTGATTAATTTCTCACAAGAACGTTAAACTAGATATCTACGATTCTAGACCTCACCAAGAGGTGCCAACCCTCCGACAGCTTAAGGGCTGTTGGTTCGGGCGAGTAGAAACGAGGTCGAAGAAAGCTTTAATAAACAAAACATGAAATGGTTTCGAATATTAGAGCGTCTCCGATGCGTTTCTTGGCAGTGGGTGTTGGAACACCCACGACGGCTATCATCATCCTTTAATAGAATGATAATGGTCGTTTCTGGTAGGTATAGCAAAGGATGGTCTATAGTCGCACTTGTGATGGCAAGGAAGGTCTACAAGCTCTATCGAGCGAATGGACTCTTATTTGTCTCTCAGTATTTGAGCTCCTGTCAGGTCTCCCTCATGAGATTCATGAGTGAGTCACCAGGTTTAGAAGACTCAGACCGGTTGACCACATGGTGCAGTTGCACCAGAAGTGGTCTCCCTAGAATAATACCTTCCTCTCATAGGAAGATATTACGCAAGCGAGATGACAAAGCTCAGTCTGTAGCGCGAATATATCTTACTTTATTCGCGTTCAGCAGAGTTTATGTTAGAAAGAAGACCCATCCAGATTTATCTAACATCCAAAAGAAGTTCGCTTTGAACCCTAAGGATGGATATCTCTGGAGAAGTATTCAGCAAGCGCTGAGAATCAGTCTTCCTGAATTTCTCTATTCGTGTTTTCCCTGCGCTAGGGAGATACAAATAGGGATGGATTGGAGGCCTTCTTGGTCTAGTGGTCCTGTTGTTGGAAAGGCTAAGGACATGACTAATATCATGTCGTTAGGACTAGATGCTTCCTCGTATGAGGATTTACACAGTCGAACGAAGGGTCTTCTGAAGACGCTCCCTAAAGGAGCGGCTCGAAACCCGAGTATACAGGCTCCCCGGACCCTTTTGGATCTGGGTGAGTTCTGGTATGCTCCTCGTGTACATGAGATCGGAAAGACCCTTGATGCGGTCGATCCTGAGCCTTTTGTTGAGTTCTGTTCCGCTGCTAGTCCGAAGGATAAGGAACAATTAAAACTGTTCCGTCTTTCGACTTTCGGCAAATTAGGACGCAAGTATGAGGGTGGGGGGAAGGTTCGGGTATTTACAATAATCGATAGCATACGGCAGAGCTGCCTACGTCCAGTCCATGACTGGTGTATGTCAGTTCTAAGGAGGATACCACAAGATGGAACTTTCGATCAAGTGGCTCCTCTTCGTCTACTAACGAAGACGGTAAATTACCAGGGACCAATGTACTGTTTCGACCTTACGGCCGCAACAGACAGATTCCCAGCTCGCATTCAGCTAGAGTTGCTTATCTGGGCTTTTGGTCCAGAATGCGCTCTTTCGTGGCTTCGAGTGATTCGTTCAAGACCTTTTGATGTTCCCTGGAAAGGGAAGACCGGGAGGTCCTTCGTATCATTCATGGTGGGTCAGCCCTTAGGGGCTTACTCATCTTGGCCTGTGTTTGCGTTAACTCATCACCTTCTTATTCAATACTGCGCAGATGCGCCTAGCTCTGGAAAATGGTTTGATCGGTACGCTCT